AAAAGTTCTTTTTCTAATAAAGATTTGATTTCTTCATCTTTTGTTTCTTCTTTGTGTGACGTTGAAAAACCAACACCCGTACCAAACTGTTGGACTACTCGAGTCCCGACATTAGATGTCATTAAAATGATACAATTTTTAAAGTTAATTTTTCTTCCATGTCCGTCAGTTAAAAAACCTTCATCCAACATTTGTAGAAATACATTAAAAATTTCAGGATGAGCCTTTTCAATTTCATCCAATAAAATAACGGAGTAAGGTTTGTTTTTAATTTTATTCAAAAATGGTGAACCATCTTCATAACCAACATAACCCGGTGACGTTCCTGTTAATTTTGATGTTGCAACCTTATCTGAAAATTCACTCATATCTAATCTAATAAGTGCATCTTCACTATTGAACATATGTTTTGCCAATTGTTTTGCTAATTCAGTTTTACCAACACCTGAATTTCCAATTAAAAGTCCACTGAATATTGGTTTTTTAGGGTCATTTAAACCAACTTTGTTTCTTTGAATTGCTCTTGCAATTTTTGAAACCGCCTCATTTTGACCAATTACTTTCGAATTTAAAACTTCATTCAAAGAAGCCAATTGGATTGATTCGTCTGTTGTTATTTTATTAATTGGTATTTTTGTCATTAAAGAAGTCACATCATAAACAATATCTTCTGTCACTTCTTTTCTGTAAAGGTCTCTATTTTTTTCAAAATTTTCTTTTTCTTTTTGTAATTCACTCAAAACTTTTCTTTCTCTATCTCTTAAATTTGCAGCCTCCTCATATTTTTGTTTGTTAATTACTTCTATTTTTAAAGATTTTATTTCTTGTGCTTCTTTTTTAAGTTTTTCAATTACTTCAGGTAGTTTGATTTCAACCTGACTTCTTGCGCCAACTTCATCAATAATATCAAATGCCTTGTCAGGAAATTCCCTATCGGTAATATATCTATCTGCTAACTCAACACATAATTTTAATATGTCTTCACTATATTTTACTTTGTGATGTTTTTCGTATCGGTCTTTTGATTGTTTTAATATTTCTAAAGTTTCTTCCTTTGTTGATGGGTCAACAATCACTTTTTGAAATCTCCTTTCTAACGCCCCGTCTTTCTCAATGTTTTTTCTGTATTCTTCAAGTGTTGTTGCACCAATACATTGAATCTCACCTCTTGATAGTGCTGGTTTAAATATGTTTGACGCATCCATAGAACCTGAAGCATTACCTGCACCAATCATTGTGTGGATTTCATCAATGAAAATAATAATGTCAGGATTTGCGTATAATTCTTCAATTATAACTTTCATTCTTTCCTCAAACTGACCTCTATATTTTGTCCCTGCAACTACTGAAGTTAAATCTAAAGAAACAATTCTTTTACCAACAAGGTTTTGAGGACAATCCCCCTCAAAAATTTTCTTAGCTAAACCTTCGACTATTGCAGTTTTTCCACAACCTGGTTCACCGATTATAATTGGATTATTTTTTTTTCTTCTTGAAAGAATTTGAGCAATTCTATTTATTTCTTGTTCTCTACCAATTATAGGGTCTAATTTACCCTCTTCGGCCGCTTTAATTAAGTCTCTTGAAAAATTGTCAAGAACAGGAGTTTTAGCACCTGATTCAGGTTTTTTTGTTTTATCTTTTTCGTTGTTATCTGCTGATTCTATCATATTATGTTTTTTTTAAAAGTAATTTAACTTGAATTATAAATCAATATTTTTTAACTTTTTCGTAATGATGTCATATTATCTTATTGATATACTGACATTTTGTCATATATTTTACGTTGGCATGACTTTCGTAAAAAATAGACAAAAAAATAAACTTAAAATAAAATGTTAAATAAAAATGGGAAAAATTATTGGAATAGATTTAGGCACTACTAATTCTTGCGTTGCAGTAATGGAGGGTCGCGAACCTGTGGTAATCACAAACAGCGAAGGTAAAAGAACAACACCATCTATTGTCGGGTTCATTAAAGATGGGGAAAGAAAAATTGGAGACCCGGCTAAACGTCAGGCCGTTACAAATCCTGACAAAACAATCTACTCAATTAAAAGATTTATGGGTAGTTCTTTTAATGAAACTAAGGGTGAACACTCCAAAGTTCCTTACAAAATTGTCAATGAAAAAAATAACCCAAGAGTTGAAATTGACAATAAAACCTATTCACCACAAGAAATATCGGCAGCCATTTTACAAAAAATGAAACAAACGGCTGAAGATTATTTGGGTGAAAAGGTTACTGAGGCCGTAATTACGGTACCGGCTTACTTTAATGACTCACAAAGACAGGCAACAAAAGAGGCTGGAGAAATCGCAGGACTTAATGTTAAAAGAATTATCAATGAACCAACTGCCGCCGCATTAGCATACGGATTAGATAAAATGTCAAAAGACATGAAAATTGTTGTTTTTGACTGTGGTGGTGGAACACACGATGTATCTATATTGGAACTTGGTGATGGTGTGTTTGAAGTATTATCTACCGATGGAGATACACATTTGGGTGGTGATGATTTTGACCAAGCAATTATTGATTATTTAGTTTCTGAATTCAAAAATGACACAGGAATTGATGTAACAAAAGACCCAATTGCACTTCAAAGATTAAAAGAATCTGCAGAAAAAGCTAAAGTTGAGTTATCTTCGTCTCCTCAGACAGAAGTTAATTTACCTTATTTAACTGCCGATGCTACAGGACCAAAACATTTAGTTGTTAAAATTACAAAATCAAAGTTTGACCAATTAACTGAAGATTTAGTTAAAAGAACAATTAAACCTTGTGAGTCGGCACTCAAGAACGCTGGATTGAAACCATCCGATATTGATGAAATTATTTTAGTTGGTGGTTCAACACGTATCCCATCTATTCAAGAGGCTGTTAAAAAGTTTTTTGGTAAAGACCCATCAAAAGGAGTTAATCCTGATGAAGTTGTTGCGTTAGGTGCCGCAATTCAAGGGGGTGTTTTAGGTGGTGATGTGACTGACGTATTGTTGTTGGATGTTACTCCATTATCGTTGGGTATCGAAACCATGGGTGGAGTATTTACGAAGTTGATAAATGCTAACACGACAATACCTACTAAAAAATCAGAAATTTTTTCAACAGCTGTCGATAACCAACCGTCAGTAGAAATTCATGTGGTTCAAGGAGAACGGGCAATGGCAAAAGATAATAAAACTATTGGTAAGTTTCATTTAGATGGGTTACCACCAGCAATGAGAGGTGTTCCACAAATTGAAGTTACTTTTGATATTGACGCAAATGGTATTATTAATGTTTCTGCAGTTGATAAAGCAACTAACAAACAACAATCAATTAGAATTGAGTCTTCTTCAGGTTTATCCAAAGATGAAATCGAAAAAATGAAAATGGAAGCAGAACAAAATGCAGAATCCGATAAAAAATTAAAAGAAGATGCTGACACACTTAATTCTGCAGATTCTTTAATTTTTCAAGTTTCTAAATCATTGGGGGATTTAAAAGATAAGATATCAGAAGAAGAAACACAAAACATAACTTCAAAAATTGATAAATTGAAATCTGCACATAGTAGTAAAAATATAGATGAAGTCAAAAAACTTATGGATGAAGTTAATGATGAATTTCAATCAATTAGTCAAAAATTATATGATACTTCCAATCAAACAAACTCGGATGAAGAAGTAACAAATGTAGATTTTGAAGAAGTGAAATAATATCTCAAGATTAAAATAAATAAAATCCACCTTATTGGTGGATTTTTTTTTGTATATTTATAGTTATGAAAGCTTGGATAAAATTTGCGGAGACTTTAGAGTTAACAAGAGAGTTAGAAAATACATATTTCAAAATTAGAAAAATCTTTCAAAGAGAAGGTTGGACACAAAAAGATATTGAAAAGCCCCCATATTACCCAAAGGATTTAATGTTGTTACATTCAAAAGTCCAACAATTAATTCGACAAACAGACCGAACAATAAGAGATTATGGTTTTGATGTTGACGAACAAAAAGTTGGTAATTATATTATTGATAAACTTCGTCATATAGATGACATAACCCCATTAAAAGAACCAGATGCCGATTACTAGAACTGATATTGACGGAACCAAAATTACTTGTGAAATAAACTCATCGAATTTAAAAAGAAGTGAATATAACTCAGAAGATAAGACACTTAAAGTAACTTTTAATAATGAAATGATTTATGAGTATGAGGAAGTACCACATTCAATATATGCTCAATTTAGACTTGCAGAATCACAAGGAAAATATTTTAATCAAAATATTGCAAGAAAATTCAAATACAAAAAAATATAAAATACCAAACTATTTATTGGTATGAAAGGTTATAATAAGATTATTGATAGTTTTTATCTGCAAAATGATTTAAATTCTGATGTTTGGGATAAAAATAAAAAAGATGAAGTTCAAACTTACAAATTAAAACCTGAAATTAGAAAAAAACTTTTGCAAGTTGCTGACGTTTTTTTAAAAACAATCGACCAAGATATTTTCATACAAGACATAATTTTAATTGGTTCTCTTACAGGTTATAACTGGTCTGAATTTTCCGATTTTGATGTTCATTTGATGTACGATTTTAATGAAGCAGGAAAAAACAAAGAATTATATGAAGAATTATTCAGACTTAAAAAAACTTTATTTAACGCATCTCACGACATACGAATTAGAGGGTTTGAAGTTGAAGTTTTTATACAAGATTCAAATGAAAAGGAAAAAAGTATGGGTTCATATTCATTGATGTCAGATGAATGGATTAGAGTACCTGAAAAAGAAAAATTTGAAATAGACGAAAAAAAGTTAAAACAAAAAACACAACAATGGATGGATATCATTGATGGCGTTTTACAAAATGCACAAGATGAAGATTTAGATGATGCCATTTCTTTAGTCAAAAAATACAAAGAAAAATTACGTAAATATAGAACTTGCGGACTATCAAAAGAAGGGGAGTTTTCATACGAAAATTTGGTATTCAAATTTTTAAGAAGGTCAGGGTATATTAAAAAATTAGAAGATTTTAAAAACAAAATTACAGACAAAAAATTATCATTAGAACATTTAAATATAGAATAATTTATCAATTTATACATTAACAATATATTTATTAATGAGGTAAACTATCCCTATTGGATATTTATACAAAAATAACTTTTTAAGAAAAAACAAAATGGCAGATTTAAAAGCACTTGGAAGTGAAAAATTACAAGGTATGGACAAAATTAGACGTATCTTAGAAATTGCGCATTATAATGAAAAACCAAAAGAATACATCAACGAAAATGAAACTTTAAACTATACTATTACATTAGCTGATGGTTATACTTACGGTATTGTTAAAGAAAAATTAGGATATATAATCAAAAAAGGAATTAATGAGTCATTACTTGACTATTCCGACCCAATAAGACAAAGAAAATACTTTGATTCTTATTCACAAGCAATGAAGAAATTAAATCTTCACGCTAAAGAAATGAATCGTATTTACGAAAATGAAGAAGAAATTCCTTTAATCGGAGAACAAGCGGCTTCAAAAAAAAAATTCGTATTAAAAACTCCTAAACCCGCAACTGAACCAGCGGCGGAAGAACCGGCACCTGCTGCGGCTCCTCCACCACCGGCACCTGAAGCTTCCGCTCCTCCTGCTACTGAACCTACAGGTATGGAAGGTGAAATGCCACCAGCAGAAGGTGGTCCTGAAACGGGTGGAGAAATGCCACCTATGGGAGGTGAAGAAGATATGACGGGTATGGAAGGTGGAATGCCACCGATGGGGGGTGAAGAAGAACCAATGGGCGGAGAAATGCCACCGATGGGGGGTGAAGAAGAGCCTATGGGTGGAATGCCTGAAATGGGTGGTGAAGGTGAAGAAGGAGGTTCATTCAAAACCATTCAAAGATTAACAGGTAAGTTGTCACAAAAGTTAAGAGCATTTAATAACCAAGATGAAGATGGATTGGATTCCCAAGACATCAAATATGTTATCAATATGGTATTATCCGCTTTAGATTTAGAAAAATTAGATGAGGATGACAAAGAAGATATTTTATCAAAATTTGAAGAAGTTGACATGTATGGTGATGAAGGACCTGAAAGTTTAGATTTTGGAGATGATGAAGATATGATGGGTGGAGAAATGCCGCCCATGGAAGATGAAGGTATGATGGGAGGTGAAGAACCTATGCCGGGAGAAGAAATGCCACCTATGGAAGGTGGAATGCCACAAGAACCAAAAGAAAACATATTTGGCGAATCTAGGGTTGAAAATGTATTAAAAGGGTATTTCAGAGTTAGTGAAGATGAGTTACCAATTTTAGAAGAAAAAAAACAAAAGGATTATATTAAAAATAAATTAACAAAATTAAAATCAAAACAAGAACTTAATAATTTAAGTGAAAGTTTTAACCAAAAAGAAAGGGGGCTTAGATTAATTGAAGAAGGTTCCAAATTTATAGGTAAGACAAACAAGAATAATTTGATTTTTAATAAAAATGGAAAACAAATAAAAGTTGATATTTTTGGAAGATTTGTATGAATTTAATTTATATAAATGAATTAGGGCCAAACTTTAGAGGTGATAACATTTATGAATTTATTTTTTCTGATGTTGACGATGTTTATGGTGAAGACTGGGATGTTGAACCAGCATCAGGAAGACCATCACCCCCTAAAATTGATTTTATAAAAAAAGTTGGAATTTTAAAAAATTCAGACATACAATTGGATTTAGTTCAAAATTCAGACTTTTTTTGTGTGTATGATGCCGTTGATGGGGTTATTTCTTTGGGTTGGGAAAAATCAGATTCAGATGAGATAACAATTTTTAAAAAGAAAAGGTTAGTTTTTCAATTTGGAGAAAGTATTGAAAATGTTGAAAATAAACTATACGAAAGAGATGTCGTATTAAATTGGGAAAAAAATTTAGTGTCAAATGAAACATATGAATTATAAGCTTCAAAGATTACTCCACGAAGGGTTTTCAATGGGAACTTTAGAAAAGTTATCAAACGGACAATTAAACTTACTTTATGGTAAGATTATGGAACAATCTGTTTTGAATGTTAAAAAAGGGTCTGATGATGAAAATAAAGCTAAAGCTGCTGGAAAATCTTTTATCACATATGAAAAAGAATTGGAAGAGGATGGTAATTATGCATTAAACAGAATGGCGAAAGTTAACCCATATGAAACAGGCAAAAATTATGCAGGACCTGGAAGTGATGATGGGTTTGGTGATGAGTATGACGGAATACCAACAGAATCCGAAATATATGAAAAGGCCGTATCAAAAAAACAAAGAGGTTTAATGGGCGCCGCTTATTCGGTTGAGAAAGGTTATAAAAAGATGTCTGATATACCAAAAAGTTATAGAGGTAAAGTAAAAGATGTTGTTAAATCTATGACAAAAAAACAAATCAAAGACTTTGCAAGTACATCTGATGATGAACTAAAAGAAGGGTTTAGTGACTTTTTTTTTAGAAAACAAAAAAGTGAATTCGAAAGTATGATGATGGATGCCGATGCCAAATATGAAGAAACCGGTAATTGTCATTATGTTGTTGATGGTAGTTGGGGAATGTTTGTTTCTGACCAAATGCCATCAAATGAAGAACAAGTAGTTTATGATACTTGTGAAGAAGAAGTTGGTAATTTGGAAGAGAGTATTTTAAACATTATTCAAAAACATATTCCAACACATTTTACAAAAAAAGAACTTTTAAGAAACTATAGAAACAGAATTTAAAAATGAATGTCGTTATCAAAAGAACAAATATTATTAGAGTATGCTAAGTGTGTAAATGATACGCCATATGCACTTAAAACATATTTACAAACTTACGACAACACACAATCTAAATACGTCCCATTAGAATTATTTAATGACCAAGTTACTCTTGTAAAAGATTACGACACAGCCGAAGAAAATATTGCTTTGAAGTATCGTCAGGCTGGGGTTTCAACCGTAACATCCGCTTGGGCGTCTAAAAGATTAGTTTTTGCTAAAAAATCAAAACCAGAAAAAATTCTAATAATTGCAAACAAATTGGATACTGCCGTTGAAATGGCAAATAAAGTAAGGTCTTTTGTTGAACAATGGCCTTCTTGGTTAGGTGTAGGGTTTTCATCTGAAAAAAATGCGGCAAGACATTTCAAATTAAGTAATGGTTGTGAGGTTAAGGCGGTTGCAACATCAAAAGATGCTTTACGTGGGTATACTCCAACAATTCTTATTTTTGATGAGGCAGCTTATATCGATGCGGATGAAGACTTTTGGTCTGCTTGTATGGCGTCACTATCTACAGGTGGTAAAGTAATTGTAATTTCAACACCAAATGGATTTGACCAAATTTATTATTCAATTTATTCACAAGCAATAAAAGGAATGAATGACTTTAAAATCACTGAAATGTTTTGGTTTCGTGACCCACGGTATTCTAAAGATTTAAAGTTAATTAAGTGTGATGATATAATTCACTATATGTTAAACAGGGGTGATTATAAAGATAATGAAATAATAATAGATTATTCTAGCATAAAAATAAATGATAGAAATTTTGAAGAAATAAAACAAAAACTTGAGCAAGGTTACAAACCATATTCTTCTTGGTTTGAAGCGATGTCAAAAAAATTAAAATTTGACAAACGTAAAATATCACAAGAGTTGGAATGTAACTTTTTAGGTTCGGGGGATAACGTGATACCTCCTGAAACGATGAAAAAAATAAAAGACAATTTTATAAGAGAACCTGAAAATAAATTTATGGGTGGTGTATTGTGGCAATGGAAAGAACCGGTTACAGGACACAGATACATTATGGGTATGGACGTTTCTAGAGGAGATAGTGAAGATTTTACTACTTTTATTATTATTGATTTTGATGAGAGAGAACAAGTTTTAGAATATATTGCGAAAGTTCCACCTGATATTGTTGCAGAAATTGCATATAAGTGGGCAACAATGTATAATGCATTCATTGTAACCGATATTACCGGTGGTATGGGTGTTGCAACATCAAGAAAGTTACAAGAATTGGGATATAAAAATTTATATATAGATGGAATAAATCCCGCAGATAAGTGGAAGTGGGACCCAAAACAAAATGAAAAAATACCTGGAATTAATTTTAACTCAAAAAGGGTTCTCATTGTTCAGGCATTTGAGGAAGCTTTGAGATTTGGGTTTGCAGTAAGGTCTCAGAGGTTATTTAATGAACTTAACACTTTTGTTTATGTGAATGGTAGACCTGACCACCAAAAAGGTCAACACGACGATTTAATTATGGCAATGGCAATGGCCATATATGTAGGTGAATCGTCTTTTGCCCAACTTGAAAAGGCAACAGAACAAGCAAAAGCAATGATTGACTCTTGGACAACGGATAAAAACATGTTTACAGAATCATCACAAAATTTTAATCCTTCAATACCAGCAAAAACTGATATGTATAATAGTAGGTCGTATTCAGGACCAACAAAAAGTGATTATGAAAATTATTCTTGGTTGTTTGGTAACAGAAGAGTTTAAAATGTTATAAAATGAACTATTATAAAAAATAAAATGGCAGAAGAAAAATATACGGTTTGGCAAAGATTAGGTAAAGTTTTTGGACCAAATTCAACGATGGACCAACAGTCCCCTGTTTTTAAGTTTGATAAAAAAGAACTTTTAAAAACACCAAACAAACAAGATTACGAAAGAGAAAAACTACAGGCTCAACAAACAATGTACATTGGTCAACAATGGCAAAAAGTTGAAAGTAACCTATATCAACAGGCCGTTTATTATGAACCAACAAGAATGGCTTCATATTATGATTATGAGTCAATGGAATATACCCCTGAAATTTCGGCAGCATTAGACATTTATGCCGAAGAATCAACAACACCCGATAAAGACGGACATATTCTTCAAATTTATTCAGAATCAAAAAGAATCAAATCGGTATTAACAGATTTATTTAACAATAAGTTAGATATTAATACCAATCTACCGATGTGGATTAGAAACACTTGTAAGTTTGGTGATAATTTTGTTTATTTAAAGTTGGACCCAGAAAGGGGTGTGGTTGGTTGTCAACAATTACCAAACATTCAAATCGAACGTTTGGAAAAAGGTATGAAATTCCAACCAGAAAAATATTCGGCAGAAATTGAAAATGATGCGTTGAAGTTCACTTGGAAGGAAAAAAATATGGAGTTTAATACTTGGGAAGTTGCTCACTTTAGAATTTTAGGGGACGACAGAAAACTTCCATACGGAACTTCAATGTTAGAAAAAGCACGTCGTATTTGGAAACAACTTTTGTTATCTGAAGATGCAATGTTGATTTATCGTGTATCAAGAGCCCCTGAAAGACGTGTATTTAAGGTTTTTGTTGGTAATATGGATGATAAAGATGTTGATGCATATGTACAAAGAGTTGCAAACAAATTTAAAAGAGACCAAATTGTTGACCAAAAAACAGGAAATGTTGATATGAGATACAATCAAATGGCCGTAGACCAAGATTACTTTATTCCTGTGAGAGATATGGCAGCACCTGAACCTATTACCACTTTGGCGGGGGCTCAAAACCTTGCAGAAATTGCTGACATCGAATATATCCAAAAGAAATTAGTTACGGCCCTCCGTATTCCTAAAGCATATCTTGGATTTGAGGAAGCTGTTGGTGATGGTAAAAACTTATCACTTCTCGACATTAGATTTGCAAGAACAATCAACCGAATTCAAAAATCAATGATTGCAGAAATGAACAAAATTGCAATCATTCATTTATTTTTATTAGGGTTTGAAGATGAATTAACAAACTTTACTCTTGGGCTTACAAACCCGTCAAAACAATCTGACCTTCTTGGTATTGAATTATGGAAAGAAAAAATCACATTGTTTAAAGACGCTGTCGCACCAATTCAAGATAGTGTTGCTCCTGTATCGGCGTCTTGGGCCAAAAAACACATTTTAGGATTTTCTGATGATGAAATTAGACTTGATTTACAACAACAAAGAATTGAAAGAGCGGTATCTGCTGAGTTAGGTAAAACTGCTGAGGTAATAACTAAAACAGGATTATTTGATACTCTTGATTCACTATACGGTAAAAAAGATGACGCGGCGGCTGCAGGTGGTGGAGATGCCGGAGGAGCACCTGCTGAGGGAGGAATGCCACCCGATGCCGGTGGAGGAGCACCACCACCTGACGCTGGAGGAGCGCCGCCACCACCTGAAGGAGGAGCTGTAACTCCCGAAAGCTTCAATAAAAATGATTTAAATTTAATTTTAGAAAACACACTTTTTGATAAGGACAACACATTAGATTTATCAAAAGGTAGAATGTCTTTAAATGAAATAGATAATAAAATCAAAAACTTATTAAATAAGTAAGTATTTATTATAAAAAATTATTATGGCGACTTTTGGTGAAATTAAAACTAAAATAGAAGAAACTTTTATTAACTTATATGGTAAAAAAGAGTTTAAATATTTTTCTAATCAATTCAGAACTATTGTGTTAGAAAATAAAGATATTGCAGAATTGTATTACATATATGATGATTTGATGCAAAATAAAGGTATGTCTGTAGATTTGGTGAATGACTACGTGAATGAATCTGTGGAATATTCGCAAATTTTGGTAGAAAACAATTCAAAAATTCTAAGTAAAGTAAATTCTTGGATTAACGCGATTGATTTACATAGTAATTCAAATAATAAATACGAAACTATTGATACTGTTATTTATAACAAATCTATTAAAAATTTAGAATCTATATTAGAATCAAAAAAACAAATTTCTAAAATTCTTACCACACCAAAAAAAGATAAAATTGTTTCTGAGTCAATTAATTTACCTTTAGAAACTATGATTAAAGTTGCAAATTCAAAATTAAATGAAGAAATTTCTAATTTATCAGAAACTGAAAAAAATGAAATAAAAGAAATTGTTTCATTATCAAAAGATGAGTTGGGATTGAGAATGGAAAGATTAAAAGAATCTATTGTTGGTAATTTAAAAATGAAATTAAATGAATCTGATGAAAAAGATTTAAAAAATACAATACAAAAAACTGTAGATAAAATACAAAACTCACCAATAGATTTTTATAACTACTACAAGTTGAAACAACTCCAAGAAGGGTTATGATAAAATTTTTTAAAAATATGATGGAAGGTGCCAATGGTGGTATTTCATCCAAAAGATTTATTGGTCTTTTGTGTAGTATTTCTTTGATTGTTTCTTTATTTGTATCTTTATTTAGTTGTGGGAAATATGAGGCACCTGTAATTTTAGTAGAAACTATTGGTCTATTATCGTTTGGAACCTTGGGGCTTACGTCGGTTGATTTTTTTACTAACAAAAAAAAGACAGATAAAAATCAAGAAGAAAATTGATTTTGTTTTTTTTGAATATAAACTGCCTTTATTCTTTGTTTTCTATTTTTAACAGATTTTTTTTCAAATTCTTGTCTATCTCTTAAAAATTCTAATTGTTTTGTTTTATAAATTTTAAATTTATATTGTTTTAAGGCTTGTTCAATATTTCCTTTTTTCACTTCAACTATAATCATAAATTTTTTCTTTTTAGTTATATAAATATACAAACTTTTTTAAGTTTTGACAAATTTAATTCTAATTATTACATTTTATAAAAATAAACCTCTTACATATGAAAAATGAAGAAAGGAAAAACATCAAAATTAAACATTTTTGATGATGCAAAATGTCAATATGGAACAGTCGATTCCAAAAATTTTAAATCAATTTATTTAATTTTACAAACATGGGTTGAACCAAAAGATGATTACTCAAATTGGGTTTCAATCACAGGAAGTATAAAAAGACAAATTTTACACACGTTATTGGAAGTTGTAGACCACAAAATTTTTGAAAAAAAATATATAGTAGACTTAGACCTAAGAACAAGTGGACTTCAAAAAAATAAAAAAAGTTTTTTAAATTTAGAAGTTACACTTTTTATTCACAACGAAACTTATGATTTCAAATCAATTATTTTAAGGTCAAAAATTAAAAATATTTTGTCGTCAATATACAAAGATGATTTAAAAAATTCACTTTATTTTACATTAAGTAAAACAAAATTGGCAGAAACACAAGAAATATAATATTTATCAATAAAAAATATTATGAGAATTTTAGGACCGAAAGACACGGGTAAAGGAATTCTTGTTGAGTGGGATGCAGGAATTATGAATCCCAACGAACCAAGAAACCAAAGTATAATCAAAGAATCATATGGTCAACTTGACCACTCAAAACCTTTTGTGTTTTATGCAACACTTCAAAAACATGGAGTTCCAAATAGAAACGGAAGAATCTATCCAGAAAAAATATTAAAAAGAGAAGCTGAAAAATACCAAGATGTAATCAAAAGAGGTATGTCAATTTCAGAACTAAATCACCCCGAATCATCTTTAATTGATTTAGATAGGGTTTCTCATTTAATTACTGAAACTTGGTGGGAAGGAAACATTTTAATGGGTAAAATAAAATTATTAACAAGTCCCGGTTTTCACGAAAGAGGTATTGTGACATCAAAGGGTGATGTTGCAGCAAATCTTATGAGACAAGGAGTCACTATGGGGGTATCTTCTCGTGGGGTCGGGTCTTTAGTCAAAAAAGGAGAACAAAATGAAGTTCAAGAAGATTTTGAATTAATTTGTTTTGACCTCGTTTCTTCACCATCAACGCCAGGGGCATATCTATATTTAAATGCTGAAGATAGACCAAAATACGAAGAAAAATTGGCAGAACATGAAAATATATATAGTACAGGTGGTGGATTAGATAAATCTGTTGACTTAATGAAAAGATTATCTAATTATTTAGATAAATAATATTAATAAAATGGATGAGAAGTATTTTGTAGCAAAAATCACAACCGACATGGTTGATGATAACACAGGAAAAATTAAAAAAATGAGAGAGGAAAAACTTGTTAAAGGGTTTTCACCAACAGATGTTGAGGCGAAGGTTACTAAAGTCTATGAGACTTACACATTGGATTGGCGAATAACTGCTATTGTTGAAAGTAAAATTGACGAAGTAATCGAGTAACTTTTATTTGATTTTATGAAAGGTCCCCAAAAGGGACCTTTTTTTGTTTTCACATCTTTTTTAAGATAAAATTAAATTTTTTACAAAGTCTGCATATTTATTAGATAAATAAACGCAAATATAAATGCTTTTTAATGAGTAACAGAAAAACAGAATCCTTAGTTGAAGAGGCTTTACTACAAATGAAGTCTATCGAAGAAGCGATTAGTGAAAATGCAAAAGGAATACTTGCTTCTACAATGAAGGAAGAAATCGGCGAATTAGTAAGGGAGTCTATTTTAGGTTCCAAGAGGTCTTTAAGAGAACAAGCACAAGGTGGTGAACAACCACAAGAACCAGAACAAGAAGGCGAAGAAGAAGTGTCTGCAGAAGAAGAAGTTGTAACACAACAACCCCAAGCAGATACCGATAACGGTGAAGGTACAATGCCACCAGCAGGACAAGAATTACCACCATTAGATATGACATCTGCACCAATGCCAGAACTTATGAAAGTTTTTGCAGCAATGGGTGATGAAGATGGATTTATTATCAAAAAAGATGGTGACTTTATTCATTTGAAAGATGGTAAAGCTAATACAGAATATCTTATTAGTATTGCAGCAGAAGAACCAACACCACAACCAACTGAACAACCAGTTGAACAACAAACTGAACCAATGGCAGAAAATACAATATACGAATTGGTTTTTGAAGATGATTCGATGATGGGCGGTATGTATGAAGATGATTACAACGAAGGTATGGGACATATGGATGAAGACATGTACGAAATGGACTATAACGAAGGTATGGGTCATATGGACGAAGACATGTACGAAATGGACTATAACGAAGGTATGGGTCATATGGACGAAGACATGTACGAAATGGACTATAACGAAGGTATGGGTCATATGGACGAAATGGACGACCAAGTTTATGAAATCGACCAAGAATCATTAGAAAATGTTGTTGAGGCTTTTAAAGCAAAAGGTAAAATTGGTAAAATGAAATCTAACATTTACCCTAAAAAATTGAAACACGGAGTGACTGAAACAGGTGAAGATGAAATTTCTGATGGTTGGATGCACGAAGAAGATGTTGAAGAGGATGATGACGCAGAAACCGCTGAAGCGGCTAGAACTTATGGAAATGGTTCTAAAAAAGGTAGGGGCTTAAGAAAAGCCATTACTCCGAATAGAAACTTAACATATGAGTCATATGAATTAGAAACTTTGAAAGAAAAAAATGAAGAGTACAGAAAAGCATTAGACTTTTTTAGAAATAAATTGAACGAAGTTGCAATTTTTAATTCAAACTTGGCATATGCTACACGTTTGTTTACCGAACACTCAACAACAAAACAAGAAAAAATCAATATTCTTAGAAGATTCGACAATGTAGATTCTTTGAAGGAATCAAAATCACTTTACAAATCAATCAAAGAAGAGTTAGGTGATACACCAAACTCAGTGATGACAGAATCAATTACACAAAAAGTTATTAAAACTCCAAGTAATGGTTCAGCCTCTAATTTGATTGAGTCTAAAGCTTATGAAAATCCTCAATTTATGAGAATGAAGGATTTAATGAACAAAATAAAATAAAAAAATAAAAATAAACTCTAAAAAAAATTAAAAAAATGGGAGCATTATTAGAATCAGGTCTTGTTGGTAACATCGGTCTTAAGCACCTTAAAGTTATCAAAGAAGATACAATTAACAAATGGGATAGATTAGGATTCCTAGACGGTCTTAGAGGACACGTTAAAGAGAACATGGCACAATTATATGAAAACCAAGCGTCTCACCTAATTAACGAAGCAGCATCTACAGATAGCTCAGGTTCTTTCGAAACTGTAGTTTTCCCTATCGTAAGACGTGTATTCTCTAAATTGTTGGCTAACGATTTAGTATCTGTACAAGCGATGAACTTACCTATCGGTAAATTGTTCTACTTTGTACCTAAAATCCAAGGATATTCTGGTGGTACTGTTCAAAATAATTTGGGTATCACTTCAGGAACACATTATGGACCAATTGGTTCACCAAGTATGCAAGGACAAACTAACGATGGTTATTATAACACAAACGGTGATTATAATCCTTCTTACACTAGAAGTCTTTATGATTTATTTTATGAAGGTTCTGAACCAGGATTGAATCCAGCCGGTTTATTCGATTACTCAAAAGGTCAGTTTGTAACTGTAACAGGTTCTACACCTACAGTTGCTTGGTCAAATGGGGCACTTATTGCGTCTGCATATACAACTAACGTAACAGCAATTGCGGGTGTTGAGTATAGAAAAATCCTTGTAGCTATGTCAGGATTTTCTTCAGCGGGTGTTGGTAAATTAATTGGACCTGATGGTCAAGAAATTGACAACGAAGCGTTTTTATCTAATTTAGTATTGTATACTGAAAGTTCATCAGCAGCTGCTGACCTTAAAACATCTACATATACACCACTATTATTTAGAGTTGTAACTCAAAAATATGGTCAAGGTATTGTAGGACCAACTTCAACAAGAACTTCAGCTCCTTTTGGAAGTGGGTTTGCAAGTTCTTCAGCTGGTAACGGAGGTTCTTATGATAATATCTGTGATGTTGAAGGATTTATCTATTTAGAAATCGACGCACAAGTACCAGTATGTGTATCTTGTTCTAACGCACAAACTATTGATGGTTATTCAGGAGCAACTCTTACAAGTGCTTGGTCTGGAACAGGAGCTAACACAGTTATCAAGGCTGCTTACAGACGTTACAAAGAACTTGAATTTGAAGACCAAATTGGTGAGGTTTCTTTCGACCTTGAGTCAGTTACTGTATCTGTAACAGAAAGAAAACTAAGAGCACAATGGTCTCCTGAATTGGCACAAGATGTTTCTGCATTCCACAACATCGACGCTGAAGCTGAATTAACAGCTTTATTGTCTGAGCAAGTTGCAGCAGAAATTGACCGTGAAATTCTTCGTGACCTTCGTAAAGGTGCAGCTTGGAACTTACGTTGGGATTACAACGGATGGAGAAGATTGTCTAACACAACTTCTTACACTCAAAAAGATTGGAACCAAACTTTGATTACAGCAATCAACCAATTGTCAGCACAAATCCACAAGTCTACACTTCGTGGTGGAGCTAACTGGATTGTTGTTTCTTCTGAGGTTTCTGCAATCTTTGATGACCTTGAATACTTCCACGTATCAAATGCATCTCCTGAGCAAGACCAATACAACATGGGTATTGAAAGAGTTGGTACATTAGCAGGTCGTTACCAAGTATATCGTGACCCTTACTTCCCAGCAAACCAAGTATTGTTAGGACACAAAGGAACATCACTTCTTGATACTGGTTACGTTTACGCACCGTATGTACCTCTACAATTAACACCTACAATGTACAACCCATTCAACTTTACACCTATTAAAGGTATAATGACAAGATACGCTAAGAAAATGGTTAACAACCGTTTCTACGGACGTATCACAGTTGATGGTGTTCGTTCATTTGACTTACAAGAATTGAGATAATCAATTTAAACGTTAATAAAAGAAAAGGTCAGAGAAATCTGACCTTTTTTTATTTATAAGATATTTATTAGTATGGTTAAACATTTAGTAAAAAGAATTATATCAGAAATAACTTCAGATAGGTATATGGGTTATTATAATGGACCATTGACTATGGGTGAGGTAGATTGGGGAGAAAGTCAATTAGGCCCTTTTAAAACAAAAGTTTCTAAATATTATAATGCCGATTTAGAATACGACAGTTATGATGGTTCTTTAGAATCAAACAGAAAAAATGTAAAAAAAATTGAAAGGAAATCTAAAAAAATATCACAATACAATAAAAAACACAAGACACAAAATGACGAGGACGGTGGTATAATAAATCGAAATGTTGATAATAAATCAAGAATAGTCCCAATTGAAGTAATAGGTAAAAAAATGAATGAATGGTATGACTTGAACAAAATACCATTAAATGAAGATTTGGCGGTGTGGTTTGGAAAAAAAAAGAAACCTAAAGGTTCCTCACAACCAAAAGGTCCTTGGGTTGACATTTGTAGAAAAGTAGATGGTAAACACCCTCCTTGTGGAAGAAGTGACACATCTAAAGGTTCTTATCCAAAATGTAGAGCTGCGGGTGTTGCGGGTAAAATGAGTACTTCTGAAAAAAGAGCCGCATGCCAACAAAAAAGAAGAGCCGAAAAACAAGACACACAAACAGGAAAAGGTCAAAAACCAATTATGACATCATACAAACCAAAAAAGAAAAGGACCCAAAACGAGTCCTTAGAAAATCTTATAAATAGAATATTAAGGTCTATTTAACAAAAAGGTGGTGAACATCTTCTTTTACCGTCAAGACCTTTAATTTTTCCTTTACAAACTTGAACTGCATGGCCATTACTATAAGCTGAGGGATACACGTCATATTTAGCTTTAGCGGATGCTTTACCTCTAGCACAAAGTTTTGTTCCGGTCTTTTTACGGCCTTCTTGCATTACCATATCTTTATCGTCTATATTCATGGACATTTGCATACCATGTTTTTTTGTTTCATTCATTAAAAAATCAAAAACTTGGTCCATATTATTTTTAGCTTCAGAAATGTGGTCTTGTGCCCAATCATGACCATTTTCAAGAATTTCTTCAATCATAGAATGGTCTAAATCAAGTAACAAGTCACATTGTCTTCTCATCTGTTCTAAATTTGAAAAGAACATATATCTAGAACTTCTACTTTCGTGTTCTTCTCTCAAAACTTTATTAATTATTTGTGATAAATTTTTCATATTTAACAATTTAATCCGTTGAATCCTCCGAGTGTTATCATGTTTAGTTGTGTTACAGAGTTTCCTTGTGTATTAGAATATTGTGGGTGCGGAGGTGTTACAACAACAACAGAACTTCCTGTACCTCCTGTTACACATATATATTCACATACATTTATTTCAGTATTTGCAGATTGTGGTAAGCTCAAAATAGCACATTGTGGACAATCAACATAAGGGCCTTCTATACTAACTAAGTTTTGGGTTGCACTACCGCCCGAGTCCCATCCAGTATTTGTGAAACAATCTAGAACCCCCACCGCGGTTAATATACTATAAACTTGATTGAGTTGAGGAACAATTGAAAATTGAGATACATCAATTGTGGGAGTGTCAAGTGGATTTGCGCAATTTTCAAATTCAAAAACCCCTCCATTAGCTTGTATACATTCCAAACAAGTTGTGTATGCTGATACAAAAGTTAAATTTGCAACCCCACTCAAATTAACTTCAGTTATTGTGTAACACCCAATTGGAGGCCTTAATAATGATACAACTTGACCAACCGAGTATAGTGTGGTTGAACTAAAAACTCCTGTATCGTTTTGGTCAACACAATTCTCGACCGTATAAAAATAATCTGCCATAATCTTTTATAATATAAATATATCTTTATTTTTTATTTACAATTTGAAATTGTAATTCTCTTTTATAAGTGTCCACATTTCTATCACTAACAACTTTAATATCAACAAAATATTCGTTTGGTATTTTATCTGTCGTATCAAAAATAAAATAGAACCCATCGGGTACTTCGTTCACTCTTGTCCAATCTTGTACTTGTACTTCAGTACTAGCCCCTTCTCTAACATATATTCTATAGTACGCCTCAACAGTTGTGAGTGGAGTATTAGATGAATACGCTTGTTTTATAATGACATTAATTTTTCTAATATCAGTATTTAAAACTTTTTCATTTTGTTTTATACCATTAAATTCAAAACCATATAATTTTGGTTGTTGTGTAACGGAACCTATTTGAAAATTACCATTTTTAGGTAATATTGCAAACTCTAAAGTTACATCTGATATTGATGTAGTATTTGCGGTTAATCCTTTCCAAACATCATAAAACAAACATGGAGTTGTTGATGCTGTCAAATTATTTACATTACATTTGTAAACACCTTTTGTTACTTGACATGTTGACAATCCTGTGAATCCAGATAATGGATTTTGGTTTAAGTCTAATATGTCGACTGTTGGTAAATAATCTAAATTTATTGCATTTCCATTTTCATAAACATATAAATAAAGTTCATTGTTGTTTCCCGAATAAAATTTATTTCTATCATCAAGAATTAAATCATCATAATTTGTTTCTAAAAATGGTTCGTAAAATGTTTGAGTATGTGGAGAAAAGAATCCAACAGAATAGTTTTCAGTCATACCACTTATATTTTCAACTTCAGGATAAAAAGCAACTCCCCAACCGGTAACGCCTGTTAATGTACCGTTTAGAATATTGTTTATTTCGTTTGACATGTCAAATTCAATATCTTCATCACCAAATTCAAAATGTTGAGTATCCACTATTGTTAGTGCCGAATAATTTAAACCACTAAAACCACCTACTTGGGAATTAGTATTGTCGTAAATTCCATTTAAACTCCACCCACTTATAATTGTGGCCTCGTACCAATTTGATGGTCTATGTGAAAATGACCTATCGTTAAGATTTGTAACTTTATAATCGTAATAATCATATCCAACACCACTATCCCAATTCTGTGGTAGTCCGGTAGTTCCCGATGTTTTAGGTATTCTAAATAACACTAAATCAAAAGAAGTTGCTCTTCTTCTACCTTGTGATGTTTTATCGTTAATTAGATTTTCATCAAAGTATGATGTATTTGTCATACGAAGTGTGTGAGTAAAGTTCGTACCACAACCTGAAGTAATAATTTTATCAGAAATTCTTGATTGTAAGTCTGTTAAATCTATATCAAAAATATAACGACTAAAACCTATTGGCGCACTTAAATTATCCACGCGACCATAAAATAGCTCAACAATCGGATTTCTTCCTGTGTTTGTGTAACTATTTTGTATTATTGTATTACTTTTATCAAAGTATGACTTGTAAATTGACATTAAACTATTTTATATATAAATAGTTAGTTAATTCGAATATTGCTGTTTAAAACTTTTTGATACGCCTCTAACATTTTCTTAGTCAAATCATCTATACTTGTCCCATCATAAGAAACACCTGATGGTGGTAATAACGGGTAAGGGTGAACATGACTAACTAAAAACCCAACTATCGATTCTAGTAGTTCCAATAGTTCTTCACCTCTAACCATTGAAGAAGTTTTTGGCTCTATTTCGTCAAAAACTTGAGTTGATGTGATTCCCGATACAGAACCGGGTAATGATATTTTACCTTTACCTGGTATGGATGTATCATGTGATAATAAATAAAGTTGGGACGCTCCAATCAAACCTACGGTATTATCAACCTGTTCTGAATTTATCGGCGTAAAAACTTCTCTTTTTGGTATAAATGGTATTTCAGGACTTACTTTTCTATCTAAAACTAAACCATAACCTGGACTAACATCGGTTGTTGTAATTAATATTTTTGACATTAACTGATTCATGTTTGTAAAATCAGTTATTGTATTTTGACTAGGTAAAGTTTTTATAATATTTCTGATTCTTTTTGAGGGTCTATAATAAAAAGGAAATTGTATGTCGTTTGCTGAGTTGTTGTTTTGATTTACAGTTGCACTTGATGGTAGAGTAGATATAATTAAATTTGGATTATCTTTTAATGTTACAACTTGTTCTGATACAAATTTTGCGAAGTCATCAATACCTAATGGTTGGTCTATTTTAATAATTCTGACTTTAGATAACGTTGCACCTGTAATATCGGTGTCCCATTCAAACTGACTTGTTTTTGTGGCTCTAGTTTCTTTATCAGATAGTTGGTAGATTGTAACATCGCCCTGAAAAACCTGAGGAGCACTTTCAGGATTATATACGTCATACTCAAGTAAGTATTTTAATTCTTGTTCTTGTTTTTCTAACCTAATATAAGATTCAGGAGTACCATATGATAACTTGTTTGTAAATTTAGATAATTGAATAAATGCTCTATTGTCATCATATTCGGGTATTTCTCCAGTTTTGAAAGGTTTGTGTTTTCCTGTTCTTAATAATAAATCATTGTTTTTAAGAATTAAATCTGCAGTCCCTCTACCGTTTATCGATATATCATCTGGTTCAGGAAAAACTCCTGCATTTTTATTATTTGGGTATTGTTTTGAATATGGGTCTTTAATATTTGGTAATTTAACTCTCGAATTGGAATGGCCTGCGTCGGTGTGGGTTCTCGAAGACCTGTGGTCTTCATTTTCAATCATAGTTGGTGAAGAATAAGGCCCAATCAAATAAAACCTATTTCTGCCCTTTGTTAATTGATTGTTAAAATAAATTATCATTACCGCCTCACCATTTTTTGGAACTTGGTTCACAAAATACGGTAAAAGAGGTAAAAATATAAAAGGGTCTTTTTCTCCCCAAGGTCCGTTTAAAGTACTTTTACTATTTTTATTGAAACCTTGTTTAGTACCTTCCATAGCTTTAATATTTTCTTGAGTTGGAAAACATCTAATTCTACCAAGCATTAAAGGGTCTTGATTATCTATACAGATACCAAAAAAAATTATTTGACTACTTTCTAACGGAATTTGATTTGACATTATACATTGTTAGTTCTTTTGTTTATTTCCTCTAAAATTTTATTGTAACTGGTTTCCGTGGTGTCTAAATGATGAGTTAATTTTAAAATTAAATCTTTTGTTTTTTCAAAGTCCTCATATAAAAAATCTAAAACTAATATCAAATCTTTATTAGGTGTATTTTTGTAATTAGATAAAATTTCCAATACTTGTTCAATTTTTATTTTAGTATGATTTTCCATATCCTTTTGAAGGTAAAGTTACAAATGCCGGAGTTATTGTCAATGGTGGAATAAAAACTTCTGTTTTACCATTTTCTGCTTGTTCTTGATTCATTCCCTTTATCATTGATAACATAGATAAATTCATAAAATTTGGTCCACCATCAGGAGCTCCTCCAGTTGGTAATCCTTGTTTTTGTAACCCTTCCAAAACATTAGAAAATGCTCTTGTATCAGACACACCACCTAATAAAGACGCTCCGGCTAAAATAAATTGTGGAAGACCTAAATTTAATTGAGACAAACCAAGGTTTAATAATTTAAGTATTTCATCAATCACACTTTTACAATTCCCATAATCTAAAACTCCTTGACCAATAACTAAAAGTATGTATACAATATTTGCATACATACTTATTTGTTTATTTTTAGCTTCTTTTACAATTTCTAATAAAATTGATTCAACCAAAACCTTAATTTGTTTTTTCAAAATTTTAAAAAGCTCCTCGACAAAAATTGCTGTGATTTTTTTCATAAAGTTTAAAATAAACTTTTTGAATGTTTTCATAAAATTTGTTAGGTCATCAAATGCGTCATCTAACTTTTCTGAAATTTCATTTTTAATTGCTTTAACCATAATTAAAAAACCTAACATAACTTTTGGCGATAAAATGGTTTTAAGAACCATCAAAGGTAGCCCCAAAATAATATTACTCTGTAAAAGTGATAAAATATTTAAATCCAACCCAAGTCCTGGAATCAAGGATTTCCATTTTGGGTCATTTGCCATATCTTCCAAAGACTTTTGAAAATTGGATATTTTTTTGCTATCAACGTTTTCATTTACAATTTCTTCTTGTGATTTTCTATCTGCAAGCACATTAACAGGTAACTTGATTCCCTCACAACCCTCATATTCAACAACACCTGCAATTGTATTATTTATTTTTTGTTCTACAGACATTAGTTCTTGATTTGTGACATCAAAAAATGAATCATCAATTTCGTCAACGTCACTCAATTTTGAAGTTCCGGCAACATCAATTTTTTTATTTGGGTCTTCACAAATACCCATTATTCTTTTCAAAACTTTTTCGAATTTACTTTCTTCTCTTAATTGGTCACTTGATAATCCGGCCGAAAAATCAAACGAACCACTTAATAAGTTTTTCAAATTCACTGCTAAATTATCGAATGGCATTATATCAATGCTTGTATAGTAATCTTGTAAAAAATCTGTAACAGTTGTTCTGTTATTTAACTGACTATTAAGAGTAACTTTAAAAAAATCTCCGGTTACTTGAAGGTTGTTAGGACCTAAATAATTTTGCACATATTGTATATCAAAAATTTGAGAAGCAGAAGCACCCTTATATGTTTGACCATTACCACCTGTAGTATCTTGTAAAAAAGATTGTGACGGGTTTTGAAGTCTTTTATATAACTCCCTATTCATAGAATAAGGAATGCTACCGTTGTTTGTTGTGTTTTTTTCGTAGTAAAATTTATATTCGTCTTCTGTTGGTGAATTTTTTAAGATTTTGAATAAATCTACTTGATTTACTTTAATATAAATTGGTTGGTTTGGGGTGTACGATTGTTCTTCTGAACATCCGATAGTTGTTACAATTTCACTAACAAGAGCTTCTTGTATTCTGGATTTTGTATTAACCGCTGCCTCTAAAAAAACGTTGGTTAAAATTTTTAAAGAAGGTCCTCCACCACTTGGTAATGTTGCTTTAAATAAATCTAAAAGTTGTTCTAATTGATTTTTAACTTCATTTTTGATTTGGTTTTTTTTGTCTGCTGCTCCTTTTTTTAAATCATTAATTGTTTTTTGAACCTCACTTTTTTTTTGGTCGAGACTAGATTTTGTTTTTTCTATTTTTTGTTTAATATCGTCTTCCTTACTTTGTTTTAGTGTTTGGTAAGCACTAATTTTACTTTTAGCATCAGAATAACCTTTATTAATATCTAAATTTGCCATTTTTAAAGAGTAAAATCATTATTGTTATTTTGACTAACATCTTTTTGAATTAAACTTTGTAAAACAGTTTCATCCATATCAGATAAAGAAAAATTTTCTTCTTTTGAGTTGTTTGACTTTTCCCAAATAGTTGATTGAAGTTTTGATAAACTAAGTTTTTTTTCTATTGTGTCATTGATTATTTTTTGTTGTTCTTTAATAACGGGGCCAATAACTGTCATATCTTCGGCATCTTTTAAAAGACCTAACATTTTGTTTTGTATTCTAATTGCCGTTGCTCTTTGTTCTACAAGTTCATTATAAATTTCTTGCATAAGACCCAAAACAGAATCTTTGTTCAGAGCAATTTCTTTTTTTCTTTTTCTGTCCATAATATATAAATAGATAAATTCTAATTATTATTTATTCTATTAATTGTGTTGATATACAAAATTTTATATTTTTTAAGATACGTCCTGATTTCTTTTGTTGATAAATTAGTCATTTCTCTTAAAGACAATAAAACAATGTTTTTATTAAATTTATTATTATTATTTCCAATAAAAATGTTCCCATAGTTATCAAATAATTCTATAAGAGCACTTCCTAATTTATACTCTTCTTCAACCATATTAGTGTTGTTAACATGATTTTTTAAGTCTACCATAAAAATGTCTATAATTTTTTCTGCATCCATTTTTTCATATTCTAAATAGTAAACCATATCCGGTCTATTTTCTAATGTTGCGGAAATATCTTCATAAGAAACTTTTCTATTTGTTTCTTTTTGGTCTTTTTGTATTTGACCCATCAAATAGTTTTTACATATAGTACCGAAATATGAATAGGCCTTTTTGTTTTTTGCTGGTTTGAATTTATCAACCTTAGTCATTAAAAAAGAATGTGTGTCGGTATGTAATTCGTTGTATTCAATATCTTTACGATAAAGTTTGTACCTCCTAATAATTGAGTCAATCATTTTATCTAAAGGCTCTTTAAGAAATTTATTATATATTTCTTCTTTTTCTTTTTGGGTTTCGGCGGTGATATAATTTTTCACCGCCTCTTCCTCTCTTACGTCAAAATAATTTTTACTTTTTTTTTCTGTCTTTTGCTTTTCTTCTGATTCTTTGGGTTTCGGGTCCTCCAAGAACATTACACACTTTGTGGTTCAAATTTTATGTTTCTATCTGAAGTAAAAAAATGTTCTTTTTTTGCCGACTCAATCCAAAAACTAACCTCATCATCAGTAATTTTTTTATCACCATTTTTATAATTCCAAAAAATAGAACCCGGTCTTAAGTTCATATGTTTGTAACCAATTCTTGGTATTGTCATAATTTTTGCAGAGTTGTAAGTTAATCTTAAAAGGTATTCATAAACAAAAGTTAATTTCATACTTGATTTAAAACCTCCATTATCTTCAAAAGTTGATTTTTTAATTACCATACCACTCGATTGGAAGTTTTGGTAATTCAATAAAGTGTCGTTGTTCAAATACCCAATTTCAGAGTTTATACTCACAGCAAAAGTTGCCTCGTTTGTAAATCCAACAAAAACACCTTTTTCATCAGTATCAATAACAATAGGTAAAAAAGCATCAACCTCAGGATACGCCTTTTGATATCTGTTAAAGTTCTTGAACCATATTGTTGAATATTCGTCATCAAATTCTAAAATTGATACCCACTTACTTTTTGCGTGTTTAACTCCAATATTTACTTGTGTTGAAAAATCAAATTCATTTTTGTTTTCAACTAAAGTTACGGTTAAACCACTAAAATCGAAATTGTCTAAAGTATTTTTTAGTAACTCTTCATCTGTGTGTACAATAACTAATTCGTTGATTGGTGCGATTTGTGTTGTTATTGATGTAATTGCTCTGTTAAACAATTCGTTAAACATAATGTTTTTTGCGGAATCTATTGGTAAGATTACAGATACGTCTAATTTTTCTAAATTTTCCATGTTTTTAATTTTCTTCGGTTATTTTTAGTTTTTCTAATTGTTGGTTGAACATATTTTTTCTTACTTCAAAAAATTCAGTAAAAAGAGATTCAACTTTTTGGTCAAACAATGGTTTGTTTTGGTATTTTATACCCGTTTCGGTCATTTTATCATACAAATCATCGTTTATGTTGTCTTCCAACCAATTTTGTGCAAAGTTTGCTAAAATGTCTATAATTTCATTAAATGAATACGTCCAAATACCATTATTTTCACTCATCCACTCTGGTTTTAAGTTTGGAACCAAACCAATTACAGGTGTGTTAGAAATCATACTCTCTATTGGGAAAGTACCAAATCCAGATTCTCTATCAACCCAAACAGAAACAAACGATTCTTTCAAAAATTTTGAAAAGTCGTTTTGACTAATATTTTTCATATCTCTAAAAGTAAACCATCTGTATTGTGGATACTTCATGTAAAAACTTTTAATAATTTTTGCAGTTTCTCTTGGTTCTCTACAATGAATAGAAATAATTGGTTTTGATGGTTTTTCTTTTTTTGTAAATATTTCAGAAACGACTGGCTCAATTACATCTACACTAACATTCTTAAAAACAGAACGAATATATTCTTTCTGAAATTCTGATGTTGTTACACATTTTAAAAAACCATAGTTTGCCCAAGAAATGCCTGGAGGTAGTGTTTCTAACATATAATCATAAGCTTGACACAATACCAATTTACCACAAGGGTAGTTTTTTAGTTGTTCCATAACGTGAGCATATAACTCAGGAATGACAACAAAATCTTCAGGTGAAATTGGAAGATTCTGACCTTCAATAGGTAAGTGTTCAATCTCCATATATTCTTTACCTAACCATTCTGAAACGCCTTGATATTCAGATGTTTCGTGTATCATTTTGACATTAAATCCTTTATTAAATAATGACATAGCCATTTGGTAAATGTAGGCAATACCCGCCTTTGGGTTTCCTTTTGTGTCTTGCACTAAGAAATAAATTCTTGCAGTTTTGTTTCCAAGGTTTTCAACCGAGGTTTCAATTTTTTTAATTTTGTCTAATTCCATTTTTTTATAATTTTTTAATTATGTTGTTTATTAATAGTGTGTTGAATGCGAATTTGAAAGGAATTGATAAATTTTTAGCACTATGAATGCCCAAATTTTCATCAAGTTCTTCTCTTTCTGAAAGAACTACATCTATTAAATTTTTATATACTTCCCATTTAGAAACACTAATTTGTGGTTCATTCTGACCGTCATCATTTGTTGATTCTAAAGTAGCAGGAATTGCTATTTTATTATCAATTTCCTGAACATCGATATAATACTTTTCTCCTAAAAATTCTAACATATTCCTAATTTTTGTAAACATTCATCTAACTCAGTTAGTGAGTTGATTTCATGTTTTGATTTATTTTTTTTGTTGTAGTTAGTATTAAACTTTATTACAACCTTGTTTGTTGGATGGTCATTCAATATTGTGGGATTTGCGGTCACTAAAACATCAACCTCATCCCATATAGAATTTTTAGTAGTGTCTGAGTAAAACTTAACTTTTTCAAGTTGACAACCAAACTTTGATAAAAAGAATAATGTGGCAGGTTTTGATTTACCAATTTCATCTGACACAATCAATAAGTCATTAGTATTTCTATATTTTACATAAACGTCATTTAGTGTGTGAAAAGTGTGCATTTCTGTAGATTCTGCGTGACCAAATATTTGCATTGCAAACTCCTGATATAAAAAATCATATAATTCATCTTCCGATTTGAATGCGAAATGAGACGATAAGTTCAAACTATCAACTTCATTTAACAATTTATATTCAAAAGGTTTGTCTTCTACCATTAATTCTGTGTTACCCGATAAATCCAACATAAATGTTTTTTCTTCAGAATTATTTTCAATCATAAATTTTTCATATGTTTGGCGTATTTTACCTAAAGTATTTCTTAAAACACCATTAACTTCAATCCCGATTCTCTTCGTCATATCTTTCTAATATTTTTCCAATGAGTGGATTTCTCACATTTTTAGCGTTTCTAAAGTCGTAAATACCAATATCCTTAACATTTTGAAACCTTTGAAGAGCATCGTATAACCCTGATTGTTTTTTATCTTTATATCGGTCAGTTTGTTCTAAATCCCCCGATATGAAAAATTTACTATTATAACCAATCCTTGTCAATAGTAATTTAATTTGATTTGGGGTTGCATTTTGAGCTTCTTCAAAAATAAGAATAGAATTGTCTATATTCATTCCTCGCATATATGCCAATGCAAACACTTCAATAATTTCGGCTTCTTTTAGTTTTTCACGAGCATCTTTTCCAATAATTTTATTTAATAGGTAATACGACGGAAAAATATAAGGGTCTAATTTTTCTTCTAAATTACCAGGTAAACTACCTAACTTTTCTTCTGCTTCAACCGCTGGTCTAACAATAATAATTTTTTCATATGAATTAGAAGGGTCCATCAAAAGGTCCACAGCTGCTTTCATAGATATATAACTTTTACCAACACCCGCAGGACCTGAACAAATAGTTATTTGATTGTTCACTAATATGTCGTAGTAGTCTTTTTGGTTATCCGATAAAAATTTACTTTTTTGTTTTCTTTTAATGACTGAATTTATAAAATCTTTCTTTGTGAAAGAATGTGGAATTACTGGTTCATCTGTAGTTAATTTTTTTCTAGGTGACATTAATAATTAATTTTTCTTTTTTTTATGGTTTTACCACCATCAGGACTTTCGTATATGTACTTAGTTTCGGAAACTTTTGATTTTACCCAATTATAAGTTTTTTCAAGACCAATAAAAAGTGGTTGAGTTACTTCCCATCCAACTTTTTCTTTATAAAGTTTGTTGTCCGAATTACGTCCCTTTACCCCTAAAGGACATTTAAAACCGTATTTTTTGACAAACTCATCTCCTTCAATATTTTGTATAGTAATGTTTTTACCTGATATTTTTATAGCTAAAGTGGCCAATTCATTTATTGTGACCATTTCTTCCGAACCAATATTAACAGGACCAACAAAATTACTTTCCATTAATTTTAAAACCGCCTCAACACACTCGTCAACATACAAAAAAGAACGGGTTTGTTGACCGTTACCCCAAACTTCAATTACCCCACCATCAGGTGTTTCGGCAACTTTTCTACACATAGCGGCAGGTGCCTTTTCCTTACCACCATCCCATGTACCTTGAGGTCCAAATATGTTATGGAATCTTGCAACTCTAACGTCCAATCCATAGTTTCTATTGAAGGCTAAAAATAATCTTTCAGAAAATAACTTTTCCCACCCATATTCTGAATCAGGATTTGCGGGGTATGCTGAAGACTCTTCACAGTTAGGATTTAATGGGTCAAGCTGGTTGTGTTCAGGATACATACATGCGGAAGAAGAGTAGAATACTTTTTTAACTTTCTTTTTAACACATTCATGCACAACATTAAGGTTAATTGTTGCTGAGTTATACATTACATTGGCGTCGTTTTCACCCGTGAAGATATAAAGAGCGCCTCCCATATCTGCTGCTAATTGGTAAACCTCATCAACACCATCTTCAATTACTAACTCAACCACTTTAGGGTCTGTCAAATCACCCAAAATAAATTCGTGACAAATTTCCTCATGCTCGAAATACTCATGTTTTTTTATATCACATATTCTAACGTGATTTCCTTCATCTTTTAATCTTTTTGCTAGGTGTCCGCCTATGAATCCACCACCACCTAATATAAGAATTTTTTTCATTTTTACTGTTTTAATTAAAAATTATTTTTTATCACATATCTAAAATGTGATAATTAATTTTATTTAATTTATTTTTCAATTTAGTGTTTAAAAATGTTGAGTTTATTCCCCAATTTATACACTCAAAATTTCTTTCAATCATATAGTTTTTTAAATCAATTGGATACTCTTCTGAGTAATATTGACCATTTGTGTGAGTCTCGACATCGATAAATACGACTTTATCTTGCATATACCTGTCCATACCTTTTATAATATTAAAATCAGAAGATTGAGCATCGATTTTTACTTGGTCTATGTATTCAACTTTATCCCAAGGAAAAAAATCAAAAAAATCATTCAAGGTAATTACCGGTACATCAATAATATCTAAAACTTCAAAAGTTTTAGGTTCAAATAAACTTGATGTTCCTGAATTATTGTTACCGGTGCAATAAAACTTTTGCGATTCTTTTATTTCGTTAGACAACGCACATCTAATTAAAAAAAAAGATTTATCAATTCTTTCTTTTTGTATGTGGTGAGGCCAAAAATTTTGACCTTCATATAAAACTTTTATGTTGTGAATGTTTGGTTCGAAACCAAAAACCATTAAATCACTTTCTTTTTGTAACCAAATTTCGGAATTAGGGGCACTTAATGATGTTCCAACATCTATTTTTACTTTTTTTACCCATTCAGGTATTATGATTTTATTGTCACTATCTAAAATATTGTTTAAGACTTTTTTTACTATCATTTTTATTTATTTTTATTTTTCAAAAATATAATTTTCATTGTCCAATATATGTACAACTTTATACCCTATCTCATTCATAAAATTTATTGCGTCGTTTTCAGTGTATCCACGTTTATGTAGTGCATAGTTAAGTTCAATTAGCACTGTAGGTGACTGAGAAATTAAAGTTTCTTTTGCGCCAAGTAAGACTTCATAGTCATAAGAATCTACGTCAATCTTAATAAGATTTATTTTTAGATTATTGATATTAACAAAATTGTCTATAGTTTCAAAATTAAATTCCTTTTCTTCAATTGTTTGTTGAGACCAAATTTTAAAAATTTTGTCTTTAATTAATCCCAATTTGTTTGATAGTGGTTTGTTTATTAAAACAACATTTTCACAATTATTATGATTACAATTTTTTTCTAACATATTAAATGTATCTGTAGGTTCAAATGAATATACTTTTCCATTTTTACATATTTTAGAAAATAAAGTTGTGTATAACCCTATTTGTGCACCACAGTCTAATACTACGTCACTTTGTTTAAGTTTATTAATTATGTAATTTCTTGTTGCTGGTTCTGCGTTGTAATACCATCCCGCGTCACACTCATAGTAATTTGGCAACTCAACCTTTATTACTTCATTATTAATATTATATGTGTACTGTATCATTAGTTTTACTATTTAAAAGTTTTATTTCGTAAGTTGTCATTTCATCCAAAATTTCTATCAAAGGCTTCGTAATTCCTGGCCATTCAGGATAATCTTTAGAAAATTTGTTGTAATTTGTAACATAGTATATGTGGTCTCCAATCCTATTAGATTCATTTATTTTATATTTGGACCATCGCTTCCATCCCTTTATTTTTTTTTCACATAAGTCATTAACAATTTTTATAACCTCTATAATCGATACAGAATTTTCTAAACCACCACCGGCATTATAGACTTCACCTTTTTTTGGATTTTTATGAAAATACCAAAACATATTGACCAAATCAAATGAATGTATGTTATCTCTTACTTGTTTTCCTTTATACCCATAAATTGTATAGTTTTTATTATTTACAATACATTTTATTAAATAGGATAAAAATCCATGTAATTCAGCGCCCGCATGATTAGGTCCTGTTAGACAACCACCCCTAAAACACACAGTTTTAATACCAAAATATTTACCATACTCTTGTACCATTACGTCTGCGGCGACTTTAGATGCCCCAAATACCGAATGTAAACAATTGTCTATTGACATGGTTTCATCAATAGAGCCATTATACTTACTATCGTTTAGTACATATCTTGTATCGGATTCATCGATTTGTAACTTATTTGGGTTATCTCCATAAACTTTATTGGTTGATGTAAAAATAAAAGTTGATTGGTCACAATTTAACCTAACTAACTCTAACAAATTTAAAGTTCCTAATGCATTAATAGAAAAGTCTGTGAGTGGTTCTTTAGATGCCCAATCATGTGATGGTTGGGCTGCGGTATGTATAACTACTTCTATTAAATTTTTGTTTTCTTCAAAAATTTTTCTAAGAGAATTATAATCTCGAATGTCTATGTCGTGAAATTCAAAACTATCTTTGTAGTCGATTAATAGTTTTTCTGTGTTGTTTATTGTACTACTCCCCTCACCAAAAAAATAAGACCTCATATGATTATCAATACCTATAACAAAAAAACCTTTTTCAATGAAAAAACTAACACTTTGGGACCCGATTAACCCTGAAGAGCCGGTGACTATTGCTATTTTTTTACTTCTCATATTTTCACATATAAATAATCTATGTTTACACTACCGTATAATTTGTAACCTTTACTCGTAAAAAAGTCATTGAATTTACTTTCGTGAAAGTTGTTTTCTACACATATAACTTTAATAACATATTTGTTAAAATCAATTTGTTCTAATATTTGTAGTTCTGAACCTTCAGTGTCTATTGATAAAAAATCTATTTCAGTTTTAGAAACTACGTCTTCAAATTTTTTAGCATCTACTTCGAGAATCTCAGATGACCCACCAAAATGATTTAATTCTGATTGTATTCTACCATAATGTCTCATGTCATATGACTCAACAATTCCACTTAACATTTCTGTATAACCTGATAAAGACAAAAAATTAACTTTTTTGTTTTCATTCCATATTGCACAATTTATACATGTACAGTTTCTGTTAGATGTCAAAAGTTTGAAAACATTTGGGTGAGGTTCTATACACATACCATCCCAACCTAAGTCTTCTAAAAACTTAGTATTACTTATAGATACCCCATCGTACGCCCCAATATCTACAAAGTAACCGTTTTTTTTAAAATTAAATATTTCTAATATTTTATTTTCTAATTCTATTATTCTTCCTCCCATTTTTTTAATTTTTTTTTGAGTTTAACGAAAATTATTCACAAGTATGTTAGGTAAATAAAAAAAAAAGTAAAGAAACTAAAATTCATTTTTTAATTCGTCATTGACTCTATCATACCAAAATGCGTAATTATTATGTGCAATTTTGTAATTTTCTTCTACTGCATTAATTCTACTTAAATAGTCATTTTCATTCAAGTTATTCAATATATTGTCTAATTCTTCTGCAGTATTAAAAAAAATAATCCCATCAGTGTTAAAATATTCCGATAAATTTGGACAACCCCAATAAATTGGTATTGTGTAAGACATAAAACAGTCAATTATTTTTTCACTTATGTAATTGTGATTTTTAGTATTTTCTATTGCTATATGAAACATAGATGATTCAAATAACTTATATTTTTCATCTAAGGGAATACTATTAGGAAAGTACAATTCAAAGGTTCTTTGTTTTTTTATCAATTCTAAAGTTTCATGTCGTAACCTATGTCCTGGTAAAAAATTTTTACCACTCATAACACTACTAACCGTAAACTTTTTGTCGGTTGAAAAAATATTGTGGTAGTCTTTTTTTAGATTTATTTTGTTTTTATTTTTATCTGTCAAAATCCAACAAGAAGCATATAAAAATAAAACTGAGTTTTCACAGTTTTCTAAAACATCATTGAATGAGGTTAAAATTTTATAAAATTTAGATTTATTCTTAATTATTAACTTAGATACATCATTAAGTTCTTTTGGTTCCATTCCTTGAATCAAAAATAATTTTTCGTAGTTAATATAATCTGTTTCTAAATTTTTTTCGAAATATGAAGGGTTTGGGTCAATAACTAATTTAACATTCTCATTCTTAGGATAATTAAAAAATTCTGAAGGGCATCCGAATGGGCTATAAGTATCTATCATAATAGTATTTTATTTTGGGTATATAAAAATTAATCCTGAATCTACACAGTCTATACTTTTGTTGTAATGGTATTCAAAACCATTATCACCATACATTTCAAAAATGTATGTTTTAATATAATCAAAGTCTAAGTTTTGACCATTATACCTATCAAACCCAAACTTTGGTGACCCATTTTCGTTTGGTACAAAAAAATCGTGAATAACTAAAACCGGTTTTACTTTTTTTGTGATTAATACCCTTAGTTCATCATGAATTGGCCAATAATTATGCCAATGAGCATCTAAAAAAATAAGTAAATTTTTTTCATCAAATGAAACTAAATTCTCTAATATTTCAGGAGACGACCCAAGTAATATCTCAACATTTGACAAGTTATTTTTTTTTATATTTTCAACAGCTTTTGCATAGTTTTCTGGTGAAATTTCTATAGAAACTACTTCTTTTTCAAACTCGGACAATTTTATGGTTGACCAACCATGATATGTACCTGTTTCAATTATTTTTTTTATATTAAATTTTTCTACTAATAGTTTAAATTCATTATATGCGAACTTATCTTCTAATGCTCCTTTTGTCATAATTTTTTAAAAATTGGAATTGTCTCCATTTTGTGTTTATTTTGTTTGTTTAGTGTTTTGTAGATTGTGAGTGTTTTAATTTCTTTATCGCTCAGATGTGTTTTATTAATTGAACTTTCATCATTTTTTTCACAAAATTCCATAGCCCATTCCAAGTCTTCATAAGTACACCCAATTTGTTCCTCATCTGTTCTGTCGTCGTCCCATAATCCGTCGGTTGGTTTGGCGTTTATAATGAGTTCATTAATTTTCATTTCCTTGGCTAAACTTCTAACTTCACTTTTGGTTAAATCGGCGATTGGTGAAATATCGACACCACCATCACCATATTTAGTAAAAAAACCTATACCGAAGTCTTCAATTTTGTTTCCTGTACCAACAACAATTCCTTTGTAAAATCCACATACTTGGTAAAGAGTGCACATTCTTAATCTACTTTTGGTATTTGCTAACCCTAAATTTGTTTCATATTTTGACAGTGTTTTTTTAAAATGTTCAAAAGAACTGGTTAGGTCTATAGTGTGTGAAGTGACATTACTAAAATTTTTTTCTAACCATCTCAAATGTTGATTACACAAATTAAGTTGTTCTTCATTTTGTGATATCGGAAGGCTTAATAAATGGGTTTGAATCCCTGTTTTCGCACATAAAGTTGACACCACAGCGGAATCAATCCCCCCTGAGACTCCAACAACAAAACATACATCATATTTTTGTGAGTAATCTTTTAACCATTTTGTAATATTATCTATCAATTTACTTATATCCATTTATTCAAAAATTGTAATTTTTAATCTGTTCTAATACTTCTTCTCTTTTATCACAAATACAAACTTTGTAACCTTTATTTTTTAATAATAAGGCAAATTTTAATTGTTGTGACTCTTCTATTAGTGTACTTTCTTTTTTATATGTTACATAAGGAATTTTTACCTCAAAATCTTTATTTGGGTTCTGTTTAATAAAGTCTTCAATTTGATATTCTAAATGCTTTTCATTCATAATGTCAGTAGATTTAGAAATTATAGCATCAATACCAACTTCTTCAGCACACTTAGACAATGCCCTGTTATCTCTTGGAAAACACGGACCACCAAATCCAAAACCAGGTTTTAAATATTTATTACCAATTCGACTATCTGTACCAACAGCATTTAATATTATATCAGAGTTACAATTCAATCTATTGGCTATGTCCCCAACCATGTTCGCAAAACTAATTTTAGTAGTTAGAAAACAATTAACAGAAAGTTTTGTTAACTCAGCCTCAGTTCTACTCATTCTATTTATGATAGGGTTAGATTCACACATAGTTTTGTAAATGTTTTCTATTATGTTGCCGGAAATATTATCTGACTCACCAATTAAAACATTATCGCAGTTCAATTGGTCCATAATTATTGTTCCTTGTGCTATAAATTCGGGGTTGTAAGAAACAAAATAATTTAAATCTTTTAATTTTTCTTGGACTGTGTCACAATACCCTGGAAATGTCGTAGAATTGATTACTAACTCTTTACGTGTTTCTTGTTTACCAAATTTTATGATTGTATTAACAACATCATCAATTTGAGTGTGGTCATATTTCCAATCTGGAGTTGATGGTGTTTTAACAACTATAAAAATTACATCATTATTTAAAGACTCTTCAATTGAAGTTGTAAATTTTATGTTTTTACTATTCTTTAATAGTTCGGTGACGAAAGGTTCTGTTGTTACAAAACTTTTAGTATTTAATGTCTCTGTATACGACTCAGAAACGTCAACACCTAATACGTTAAATCCTTTTCTTTCTAAGTTTAGTGATAAACATAGACCTAACTTGCCAACACCTATTACTGATATATTTTTTTTCATGTTATAAAATTAAATTATATTGCCAGAATTGTCAATTAAAAAAGTTGAAGGATACCATGAATGAAAAAAATTATTCCTTGAATACACGTATTTATTTTGACCGTAAAGATGTGCAATCCAACTAAAAGAACTGTTAGATGTTACTAAAATATCAGAAATTATTAGATGATGGATTGTGGTTATAATATCATCATTCAAATGTAAGTGTGCGTTAAAATTTTTATTAAAAATTTCAAAATCCGATTCATGGCCTTGTGAAAATACATGTATATCTAAATTACTACCATGTATTTTTAATAGATTTTCAATTAAGTTTGTAAAATAAATTTTTTTATTTTCTGAATAGTATTCTCTATTTCTATCAAAACAAACATCTTGTTGATTTACATTTCTGATGTGTATTGATACAGTTGTTTTACTTTTGTCAAAGTAATTGTTACCGGAATAATTTAGTTTGTCAAAAAGTTCGGATATGTAAATTTTTTTTGTTTGATTGAATTTTTCTCCCCAATCCTTTATTAAAAAAGATGGGTCAATATATTGAGTTCCACTTTCACCATCACTCGATATATTTAAAAAATTATTAAGTTTTTGACTAAAAGTTTCTTCAGTGTCTTGAGTATATTGATAATGGGAAATGTTTTTAAGACCTGGATAAAACATTTTTTTATTATTCATTCTACAATATGCGTATAAATGAAGTTGTGCTTGTAATATTGAGCCTAAACCCTCTTGATTGTTGCCGTCGTACCTTGTATAGTAATATTCCATTTTTTATTCTAAAAAACCATTTTTATATGTAACGTTTACAACCTTCCAATAATTTTCGTAAATATCTAAATATTTTTGAGGACCTCTTGGTCCGAACCATATTGAAGGTGCTATAATTTTTTTATTTGGGTTTGTGTTTAAAAATGATGCCCACCAAGAAAAAGTTGAATTAACTATTATATTATTTTTACACAAAGACATCATCCACATTTCTTCGTAATCATCAAGGCCTTCAACAAAAGTACAATTACTTAATTTTAAATTTTCTTTAACCCATTTTTTGTCGTCACTAAAAACAAAAACATGTTCATAATCTCCTAAAATTTCTAAACATTTCTCAACATATTTTTCATTAGCAACTGGATGTATGTCCAAGTTAAAAAAACAATCACCCCTTCTTATGTGTATAGAAAGTGTATTTTCATTTTGTAAATTTGAATATTTATTTAAAAATTCTTCTATAAAATTTTCTGTTGGCGCAAATAACTTTTGTATTTGATTATCAAACCCTAAGAAATTTTTAGAACTCTGAAAATACCCATCAAAAACACAATTATTTTGTGAAGGTATGGTTTCATTATAGTCCCAAGATTTTTCCCTAACTAAATCATATTCAGTTGGTAATTTTTCAACAAAATTTAAATTTCTAAAAACATTATTAATATAGTTTGAAGTTTGATTACCTTGCATTGGTGTAAAAGAATTTTTTAAAAAAATAGTTTCACGTTTAGTTTTAAGTCCCTGACTAACTGCGTGTGCGGCTTGGAACATTTGATTTCCAAGACCCCCCATAAAATTACAAGAAATGAATTTACTCATAGTTCATCATATTTTTTCATACTCCTTATTATGTTTGAAACTCTAAATTGTTCATAACTTGACCCACTAGCACTTCCATTTTTATGGTCATTGTGTGGGTTTTCTTCATTATAAACTAAAAGAATGTCAGGTATAAATTCATAGTGTTTTTCTCCCGCCATTTCTAACATTGGGAACGAATATGCGGTGTCCGCACCTGACTTAAAATAATCCCCATTTTGTTCAATGAAAGATTCCTCACCAATACTTCGCCATAAGTGGGCTTTCCACGTTCTTAGGTGTGAAAAAACAAATAAATCTTTTCTTATTGTTTGAGGGTTTGACTTTGCAGAAAATCCCATTCTACCATCTGAATAAATAAAACTACCATTAGTAATCCAAAGGTTTTTATTTTTGTTGTATTTATCAAAAACTTTTTGTAGAACCGTTTCATTATAAAACCAATCATCACCATCCAATTCAACAATTATATCTTCATCATCAATTAATGATTCATCCATTAATAAATCATCTAAATTTTTTAATTTAAACTTTTTTTCTGTATTTTTTATGTGAATAAATCTATCGTCATCCTGTATTAATTTTTCTACAATTTCATTAGTTTTATCGTTAGACATATCATCAATTAAAAACATTTTAAAATTTTTAAATGATTGTGATTTAACTGAATTAATACATTTTTCTATATACCCCTCAACATTCCAAAAACAACTTACTATTTTAATCATTTAAAATTTTTATATATAATTCTTTTATTTTTTTACTTACTTCCAATGAATCAAATTTTTCAATATCACTTGGAGGTTCGTGTAGTTTTTTATCTACAATATATCCACTACTTTCAACATTGTAAATCCATCCTGGTTTTCCACACATCCAACCTTCTATTGTTGTTCTTCCAAGAAGTATTCCTGCGGTTTCTGAACAGTTTTTAACAAACGTTTCAACTCTACTTGTTGCGTTGAAATGTTTTACGTGTTGATTAGTTAACAAGTCATCAAGGTAGTTTGATTTATTTTCCCCTACTAACCATAATTCTTTTTCAACTTCTTTAGAATACGAAACCAAATCTCTAATTGCATTTTCCCTTAAGTAATCAATTGTCCCAACAAATAAAATGTAGTTTTCATCTTTTGTGTTATTTCTATTGAATCTTTTTGAATCAATCGGGTTATAAACAACTTCGGTATTATTTTTATTAATATCAAATTTTTCTGTAATATGTTCTTGAATTTCAGGTCTTATGCAAACATATTTTTTGATTGATTCGTGTAATATCGGATTTTCTAACTCAATTACTTCTGAATGTATTGTTGATATTTTATCAATATTTGGATACATCTGACAAATTTGATTTGATACTGGTGTGTGTTGAGTATGTATAATATCAAAATTAACATCAGATATTTTATACATTACATTTGGTTGTGTTGGTTGAAACCCTTCAGGTGTGTTAAACCCCCATTTACCATCACCCAATTTATACCCGGGTGATTGTTGAAAAGGTAATACTTTGATTCCTTGTTGTTTTGCCAATTGTGATAGCGGTCCATCAATATCAGACACAACTGTAACATCACAATTTAATTTTTTTAACCCTCTTGCTAATTCATAAACATACATTTCTGAACCGGTGAAAGTTTTAAAAAACAAACATGAAAGCATAACTTTTAAAGGTGATTCTAAAGTTAGATTTCTTTTTAATTTTGATGGTAAAACATCTTTAAATTTTTCTGCAAATTCTTCTCTATTTTTTTCCCATTGTTCATTTGTCATCCCGATTGATTTATGTGTAATTCTTACATCATACATAACACCAATTTTAACTCCTTCCAAATGGTTTCTAAATGAAAAATCAACATCGTAGAAGTGAAAACCTTTTACGTCTTCATTAAAATTCTTTTTTATATTTTTTTTATTTATTGCAAGAAAAAGACCATCAACCAACAAAACATTATCTAATTGGTTTCCAAGACTTGCAGAATATTTTGATTCCCATTTTTTTCCTTCGTGTTCGTGATTTACAATTCCTTTTAGTTTAGAAAAATCTTCCCACCATTTTCCAGACTTAGGAAGAGAAGTTGAGCCTGCAACTCCAAGTATTCCGTAATCGGGGTTTCTTTTAAAATAATTTAATATTTTGGAACCCCAATTTTTACTATCAAAATAGATATCATCGTGACAAAGAACAACAATATCGTTTTGAGATTTATCTATAAAATTATTATAAACTTGACTCAATGAAAATTCACCATTGTTTTCAATGGGTAATATTTCAATTTTAGAAACTCCTGATGTTTTTTTTAACATTGAGACGAATTCATCGTTAATTTTTCTTGTTGAAAACCCTACTGTTATCATATGTTTTTAACTGTTTTTATAATCTATTAATTTTGGCAATACTAAATTAAGATAACGTTTAAACTCATTTTCATTCATAATACCTTTAAAAGAATTAACATTAAACGAACACATAACTACATTATCTTTAGTGTATCCTAATTTTGGGTCTAACCTTTCTATTGAAATGCTATTAAAGTTAAGAGTCCCTTCATTATGTATGATATCAATACCAGTATAATAACATTTGCCGTTTTGTAAATTATAGATATTAAATAAGTCCCCTTTCAATAAATCAAATGGTACATTTTGTAGTTGGCATTTTTTTCTTAGATTTGGTAATTTACTGTTAAAATAATATTCTAATGAATTTTTATAACTTTCAGATTTCTTTTTATATCCTTTTTTGACACATTCATATTTAGAAAAACACGTTTTACAAACTTTTTGGTACCCGTCATAACTTGACCTATTTTTCGAAAACTCTTCAATTAATTTAAATTCTTTACATTTGAAACATTTCTTTTTTCCATCAATAATAGGTTTACACCGATGTTTTGATTTAGAATATGTAAATTTTTTATTTGCAACCATACCACATGATAAACAAACACATTTTACCGGTTTTTGACTACCATAAGTCAATCCATATGAGTAGTATCCAAATTCATTGAATGTTAATTCTTCATTTATTTGCCACTGACCATAACTCATAATATTTATATTTTGTTTTTTATTTTAATATAAATACTTGATAAATAAAAAAGGATTTAATTTAAAACAAATTTGTTGAGCCAAAACCATTATTATTTCTGTCCTTATCTTCAATTTTTTCAACCCTTATAAGGTTAACCCACTTACCCCCAACAACAGGACAAAGTACCGCTTGTGCAACTTTTTGACCTTTTACTATTTTTACTTTTTCTGTCGTTGTATTGAAAATAATAACTTTAACTTCACCCAAATAACCACTATCAACAGTTCCTGGTGAATTTAAAACAAATAATCCTTGATTTAGTGCCAAACCACTTTTTGACCTAACTTGGATTTCATACCCGTCAGGAATATTAAATTTTAGACCGGTTGGTACTAATGCTCTCGAGTTTGGAAAAACCCAAACATCTTCTGACGCTCTTAAATCAAAACCTGAATCACTTTTGTATGCGTATTCAGGATTAACGTTTTCACTTTCATTAATAAATTTTAATTCAACTGAACTTGTAAATTGACTTTCAAAATGTTGGTCCAAATTATTCATATCAACACCCATAGACTTTAACAT